GGAGTTTTCTGGGCTGATTGAAAAGGCAATTCAGGAGGTGACCAAATGAGCGGAGACCACAACATGAATCAAAAGACGACTGGGGTTCATGAGCAACGTTTTCATTCGCCAAACCCACCACTTTATAGCGGCGGCTATATAGAGGGTGTATTGGCAGAGCGTAAGCGCATTGTTGACTTGTTAATGATTCAACACGAGGCGGCTAAGGGTAGTCACAACTATTGGCACGTTGCGGCAAATTTAATCCAAGCAGAAGTAGCGAGTGACACATGACTGAAGATTTTTGGGGTTGGCTACCTAAAGCCTATGGTGATGTTGGTGATGAGCCGACTTTCACAAAGTACAACATGGAGGTAGCGTTTGCGGCTGGCGCAGAAGCTGAAGCCAAACGTATGTGGGTTGGGCTGACGGATGAGGATGTTGACGCGATGGCGATGGATGCGGATGGCTTGCCAAACAGTCATCTTGAATTTGCCCGCGCCATTGAAGCCAAACTCAAGGAGAAGAACACATGACCACTCAACTTGTTCGTGACTCTATGAAGCTGATGGCTGATGCTGGCGTGGACATTGTGGACATCAAATGGTTTGACCTGTCTGGTGCGTTCACTGACAAGCAACGGGCAGACCTTGACCCGGTGATGACGCACCGACCACCTTTTGACAAATGCTTTGTTGTTTGGCAAGGAAAGACAAGCCATCACCCGAGCTACACCGTCTTGATGATGGTGGCTGGAGATGATCCAGATGAAGGCATCACGGTGTCAATGTGGAAGGGGCCAACCGGGACTCGACTGATGCCGATCCCTGCCATGTTTTACTTCATTGAGGATGACAACATTCGATACGGGTCTGTCAGCGATGACGAGCCAGTGGACAAGGAGCTTGCAGAACTCATGTTGGCTCAAATTGGCGCTTGGTACGGTGCGACGGACAGGCGTATTGAGGCGCACATTCCCACAGTGCGTGACACATTTACCAACCGCCGGAAGATACAGCAAGGCAAGCTGCCAACCTACGACTGGACAACGGTGTGGATTGAGCCATCTAAGCCCCGCCAAGAGTCCAAAGGGGGCACACACGCATCACCCCGCCTGCATGAGCGTAGAGGCCACCTGAGAAGGCTAAAGACTGGGAAGAATGTCTGGGTTAAGTCCTGCAAGGTTGGTGACGCAAGCAAGGGGGCGATATTTCACGACTATGCAATCAAGGCATCGAAGCCAAACTAAAGGAGAAGAACACATGAGTAAACTGAAATCACTGACATTTGACCAATACAAAGTAGACGCAAAAGCCACCCTCAACGAGGCTATTGATGAGGAGCCAGATGTTGCCATCGTGCTGTTGTTTAACCGAGGCACAGAGCAATTCAAAATCAAGTGCTCAAAGGTCGAAAACAGGCTAGAGCTAATCGGCGCTTTGGAAGAAGCAAAAAATCACATAATCGTTACGGGGTACGCGGGATGAGACCCGACAGCCCCTGCGTCGCTGTCTGCACTACGTTGTACGATGAGGTGTGCAAGGGTTGCGGACGGACGTATGTCGAGGTGGCTAACTGGGTCTTTATGGACGAGCAAGAGCGCGAAGTCGTGTGGCAACGCATTGACGCGGAAGCCACCGCTTGGCGATATACAACTTACAAGGATAGGACATGAATGAACGCGAACTCGACTTGCAGTTGGGCGATGCCAATGCTGAGATACAGCAACTGAAGATTCAGCTACAAGCTGCGACTTCGGAAGCGCTGTCTCTGCGACACGCCCTCGAACACATCTACGCATTAGCACACATAGCAACACAACCCAAGGAGGTAACTACTCATGGCGACAAAGCATCCTACTGACGACCAAGTGTACTCAGTCAAAACCCTCGCTGACTTTGAGTCACAACTTAACGGCACGAGCGCACTCGATATGCAAGTGGCGGGTAACCACTACAAGAACCTGAAGGTTCAGCCCATCGAGTACATCCACGCGAACAACCTCGGCTACTGCGAAGGTAACGTGGTTAAGTACATTACCAGATGGCGTGACAAAGGTGGCAAAGCTGACCTCGAAAAGGTCAAGCACTATGTCGACTTGTTGATCCAGTTGGAGGGTCTGTGATGGATATCATCACACTCGACTTCGAGACGTACTACGACAAAGACTACTCGCTGTCCAAGATGCAGACAGACGCGTATGTCCGCGACGAGCGGTTCGAGGTCATCGGCGTTTCGCTGATGCGCAACGACGAGCCTGCTGTATGGTTCAGCGGCGACAACAACGAGACAGCTACATGGCTACGCGATACGGTCGACTGGGAGACCTGTGCCGTACGATGCCACAACACCCTGTTCGATGGCTTTATCATGACGCAACACTTCGGCATCAAGCCAAAGCTGTGGATGGATACGCTAGCGCAGGCTCGTATGTTGTTGCCGTGGTTGCCCTCGCACTCACTAGCTAGCATCACCAAGCATTTCAACCTGCCCGACAAAGGTACCGCCGTACACAACGCGCTAGGCAAGCGACGCACAGACTTTAATCCCGTGGCGTTAGCTGAGTACGCCGACTACTGCAAGCACGACACATGGCTGTGTAACGAGATAGGTAAACGTCTGGACGTGGATACGCCGCCGCTGGACGCCAAGCTGATCGACATGACTGTGCGGATGTTCTCTGAGCCCAAGTTGGTTGGCGACGAGGCGCTGATGGAGGAGCTGTACACCAGCGAAGTAACTCGCAAGGAGGGCTTGATAGCCTTAGCCGACACGAACCGAGAGCAGATTATGTCTAACGACAAGTTCGCCCTGCGGTTGGAGGAGCTAGGCGTTGTGCCACCCCGCAAGATAAGTAAGACGACAGGCAAAGCCACCTATGCGTTCGCAAAGTCTGATAAAGAATTCACCGACTTGTTAGACCACGAGAACTCAGACGTCCAAGCACTCGTCGCCGCACGGCTCGGTGTTAAGACAACCATCGCCGAGACTCGTGCGCTCAAGTTCTTAGAGACTGCGCGGCGTGGACCCTTGCCTGTGTACCTCAACTTCTGGGGTGCCAAGACAACTGGGCGTTACTCAGGCGGCAACAAGATCAACTGGCAGAACATCCCTGCGCGTGGTCCGTCTGCGGGCTTGCGTATGGCACTGCGCGCTCCCGAGGGGCACACGGTGTTGGTGGGCGACTCGTCGAACATTGAACTGCGCGTCATCATGGCGGCGGCAGGACAGCTAGATGTTGTCGAGAAGATTCGCAACGGCGTGGACTTGTACTGTGACTTTGCTAGCAAGCTGTTTAGCCGCACCATAACTAAGGCAGATGTCCCCGAGCGTATGCTAGGCAAGGTGGCTATGTTGTCGTTGCAGTACGGTGCAGGAGCCGAGCGGTTTCAAGACATGGTGCGCGTCACCGCGCGTAGTATCCCCGCGCTTGAGCCCATCTCGATTGAGCGAGCGCAAGAGATTGTGCATCTGTACCGTGGCACACACCACAAAGTCGTGCAGCTATGGAAGTACTGCAATGATGTGGTGCTACCAAGTATCGCTAACGGAAACGACCTACAACCCGTGGACGTGAACGGGTGGTGTGTCACAGACGGTAGCGGCTTTGGCAGGCTTGGAGAACCCGGCGTGGTTTACCACGACCTCAAGCAGACCGACGGCGAGTGGAACTACCAAATGGGCAGGATGCGCGTACGTATCCACGGTCCGAAGATGGTAGAAAACTTGTGTCAGCATCTTGCAATGAAGGTGGTTATGTGGCAAACTGCACGCATCAATCACAAATTTCCAGTCGCACTATCGGTGCATGACGAAGCAGTTTGTGTTGTAAGTAATGACTTGTTAAATGACGCACGCGCTTACATGGAAGAATGTTTGTCGCTAGCGCCGCTCTGGTGCCGTAAGGATTTGCCAGTGGCGTGTGAGACAGGAGCAGGGGTATCGTATGGTGAAGCCAAGTGACGAAGTCTTTGACGGACGCTTACCAATCTGGTTAAACGTCGAGACAGACATCGGCGTACCTAACCCAGACATTCGTGTGACGCTACGCTGTATAGACGGCGACGTTCGCATACTGGAGGGTGAGTTCCTTGCTCTGGTTTCGGCTGGTAGATCAAACCGATACGCGTTCCATAGGCGAGATGTCATTCAGCAGTGCATTGATTTGCTAAACACACAGCTAGGTTTGCTAGCACTTGAGGAAAACTAATGAGTAATGTAATGCCGCTATCGTTCAGCAGGCTTTCAACGTTCGAGCAATGCGCGGCTAAGTTTGATTACTTATACGTTTCAAAGCGGGTGCAAGACCAAGGCTCAGAGGTATCGGAGTACGGCAACCGTGTTCACGAAGTCCTCGAAGCCAAAGGCAAGGGCACCCTTGATGAGGGTACCCTCTCGACCGAGGGCAAGCAGACAATAGAGAAGTGGGGCGACGTTGTCGACAAAATACTGGCGCGCGAAGGTACGAAGTACTTTGAGTATCAGATGGCAGTCAACGCCGACCTGCAACCAGTGGACTGGTTCGCTAAGGATGTGTGGATTCGCTCAATCGCTGACGTGCTAGTGGTGAACGGCGACACGGCATACTGCTTAGACTACAAGACTGGCAAAGTTAAAGACAACCCAACTCAGTTGCAGTTATTTGCAGCTATGGTATTCTGGCACTTCCCCGAGGTCACAAAGGTAAAGACATCTTTCCTGTGGCTGAAATTTAACGAGGTTACTAATTCGGTGTACGAACGGCGTTTCTTAGATTCGCTGTGGCGTGCGTTGTCACCACGGTTTCACAAAGTACAAGAGGTCATCGACTTAGGTGTGTTCGACGCTAAGCCGTCTGGCCTGTGCCCGTGGTGCCCTGCAAAAGATATTTGTCCAAGCGCAAGACTAAAAGGTAAACGATGAAGAACGAAGGCGATGTTAAAAAAGTTGTCAAAGACGTACTCAAGAACTCTAACTGTTGCTGGTGGTTTATGCCTCCTGCCAATGGCTATGGGCGCTCTGGTATCCCTGACTTTGTTGGGTGTGTTAACGGTAATATGTTTGCTGTGGAAACTAAGTTTGGACGAGGTACGACTACGGCTAACCAAGAGCGAGAAATCGCGGCACTGATGCAGGCAGGCGCTAAGGTGTGGATCGTACGCGAGACCACCGTAGACGATTGGGAGAGTGAATTTCTTGGGTGGTCTGCACTATGCTCGTAATCCCTGACAAGCGCCGCATTGTTATTAGCAGTACTGAGAACGAAGCCGTAGCGCAGTTCATCCCACACGCAAAAAAGTTCTCGCACGATGGGCAAGACATGGTTGCGCTTAACTACGGTGTCGAGGAGTCGTTGGTGCTACGCAATCTTGGGTTCAGCGTTCCGCCCCCAGTATTGCAGTACTACAACTGGCCTGCGCGATTCGAGCCGATGTCGCATCAGAAAGAGACCGCCGCGTTTCTTACTACGCACAAGCGCGCTCTGTGTCTTAATGCGCCGGGCACTGGGAAGTCGATCAGCTCTATCTGGGCGGCAGACTTTTTGCTCGACGAAGGTGACGCGCGCAAAGTCTTAATCATCGCGCCGCTGTCTACACTAAAGGTTGTGTGGGCGCGGGAGCTACGACATCACTTGCCTCACCGCTCGTTTGTTATATGCACAGGGTCAAAGCAGAAGCGGCAAGAGCTGCTCAAGACGCCCGGCGTTCAGTACGTCATCATTAACCACGATGGCTTTACGAATATGCAGAGCGACCTGACTGGCTTTGATGTTGTAATCTATGACGAGGCGACCGCGCTCAAGTCACCAAGTTCACAGCGGTATAAAACGTTCGCAAAGTGGGCCGCCGCGCACAGCCCTTGGTTGTGGCTGTTAACTGGTACACCTATATCGCAGACTCCCGCTGATGCTTGGACACTCGCGCGTTTGGTTGGCTCAGAGAACTGCCCAAAGAGTTTCACCACGTTCAAAGATATGGTGATGCAAAAGGTTACGCAGTTTAAGTGGACGCCAAGACCCGATGCGTTGGAGACCTGCAAGAAAGTTTTGCAACCGTCGATTCGATTCTCGCTTGACGAGTGTAAGGATTTGCCGCAAACTAACTTCGTTGGGCGCAAGACAGAGCTTACGCCCCAACAACAAAAAGCGTTTAAGGACATGAAAGACCACTGCGTGTCTGTGTTCGCCGAAGGCGAGGTCACGGCGGCTAACGCGGCGGTTGTGTTGAGTAAGCTGTTGCAGATATCGTGCGGCGTAGTGTATGGCGACAACGATACGATTGCCATCGACGCCTCGGCGCGGTATAATACACTTACTGAGTTACTTGCAGAGATCGGCGACAAGGCAATTATTTTTGTACCCTTGCGCGGCGTTCAGGATTGGTTGAAAGAGAAATTACTTGCTGACGGATTCGACGTTGCATCAGTGCATGGCGGCGTTGGCAAGACAGAGCGAGATCAGATATTTAATGATTTCCAACACACAGACAGACCGCAGATTTTGCTGGCGCACCCCAAGGTTGCGGCGCATGGTTTGACGCTAACTCGTGCGAAGGATATCGTTTGGTTTGCGCCGATATATTCACTCGAACAGTATGAGCAGGCTAATGCTCGTATCAGACGATTGACTACAACGGGCAAGACTAGCGTGTGGCACATATGGGCTACCGCTTTTGAGGCAGAACTTTATCGGCGACTACGCGCAAAGCAGAACACGCTGACAGAGTTTTTAAACTTGGTTAATGGGATAAACGAGGAGTAGGGGCTATGAATTACGAAGAAGCGGCACAGCGTTTTGTTGCTGTGCGCAAAGAGATTGACGCGCTGGAAGCAGCGCACAAAGAAGCTAAGGCGAAGCTAACCGAGAAGCTAAAGATGCTTGAAGGTTGGTTCACCGCCAAAGCGCAGGAAGATGGTCTTGAGACTGTTAAGACTTCTCTGGGTTTGGGCTACTGGTCGACGCACTCAACGGCGACCGTGTCATCCCGCGAGGAGTTCTTCGCACACTGCAAGGCTAACGACCTGTGGGATTTGGTAGAGACACGTGCGTCCAAGACGGGTGTGCGTAGCTATATCGAAGCAAACGGAAGTCCTCCGCCGGGGGTTAACTTCTCATCCGTCCGTGTCTTTAACTTCCGCAAAGCGCAAGCTACTGACTAAGTCATTTTTGAAACTGGAGAAATTTTTTATGAGTAATGCACTCGCAACTGTACCGGCACACATTGCCGCTCGTATCGCCGCCCGTCAACAAGCTGGTACTAAATCAGCCGTGACTTCAGCCATCATCGGAGAGGGTGGTAGCGGTGGTATCCCCCGCATCAGCATCAAGGCTGGTCGTTACCGCTTGGTCGAAGACGGCGTTGAGACAACCGTGGGTATCACGCTAGACACAATCGTTGTCGGCGCTAACCCCCGCGTGTCCAAGGTCTTCTATGGTCAGGCTTATGACGCCGCCGCTGAGAACGTTCGACCCAGCTGCTTCTCGAATGATGGCTTGAAGCCCGACGCGGCAGTCGAGTCTCCCGTTAGCAATAGCTGTGCAAACTGCCCCAACAACCAGCTCGGCTCTAAGATTCTGCCCAGTGGTGCTAAGTCTAAGATGTGTGCAGACCAGCGCCACTTGGCTGTGGTTGCCGCCGCAGACCCCACCAAGGTGTACAGCCTGACCGTTCCGGTCTCTGGCATGAAAGCCATGCGTGAGTACTTCAAAGACTTGGACAACTACGGTTTAATTCCTGAAGAAGTTATTACACAGCTGGGCTTCGATGACCAAGCAAGCTACCCCAAGATCACGTTCAAGCAGAACGGTTTTGTGAGTGAGAAGGCGGCAGCTCGCGTGGACGTGTTGGCCAATAGCGACGAGTCCAAAGTTGCTACCCGCCAACTATCACCACAAAACGC